TGCTGTGCTCCGACGCAGGTGCGCTATTAACGTGTACCGATTGGCAAGTCATAGTTTGCCGATACCCGATTTTGGTTCTGGTTGGGGAAAAATTGTTGATATTTTGATTAAGAGTCAGTGTATGGATCCAATTATTTTTTTCGATGAATTGGATAAGATTTCTACCAGTGATGATGGTTTGGATATTGTGAGTAGTTTGGTTCACTTGACCGATCCTAGTCAAAATAGTGAATGGGAAGATCTTTATTTCTCCGGGATTCCATTTGATCTTTCACGTGCCACAATTATTTTCTCTCTCAATGATGAAAGTATGATCCCAGAACCTCTTCTGGATCGTTTGACAGTGGTTAAAATGAGAGGATTCAATGAGATTGAAAAAGTTGAGATCGCTCGAAAATATTGTATTCCTAGATTGTGCCACGATATTGGTTTCGGAAGTCGGGAGATAATTATCGGAGATGATGCCATCAGAACCATTATTAAACATTATTGCAAAGAGGAAGGTGTTCGAATGTTGGAAAAATGTCTCAGAATTATCATGATGAAGTTCAACTACTTTCATATGATTGAATTGGGAAAAGAGGAATATGGTAAGGATAATCCGTATAAGATTGATCCTGCTACAGCGAAGATTATCCTGGATCCAGTCTTAATATAAATTGAATCTCAAAATAAAATATTTTGAGACTAAATGGATGTCCCATTACCATGGGAACTGTGGATGGTCATTCTAGATCGCCCCGAACTGAAAGGATTGTCTGGAATCCTCCGGATGGTTTGCAAGGCCTGGAGAGACCACATCAAAAGTAAGAAAACAGTTAAAAGTGAGGCGGCACAAACTGTTTCACTTCTGAGTTACTCTGTGAATAGTATGTCTTTCAGTAAAAGTTGTGCATGCAGATGCGCCTCTTTGGGAGGAAATCTTGATGCGGTAAAATGGGCAAGATCTCAAGACTATATAATGGATACATACTCATTATGTTATGCTGCAATGGGAGGTCATCTTGATGTGATGGAATGGTTGTTGAAAGAGGGTTGTCCATTGACAGAAATTGCTTGTGCATATGCTGCACAAGAAGGACAATTTAAAGCCCTGAAGTGGTTGAGGGAGAGAGGGTGCCCATGGGATGACTTGACATGTACATATGCCGCCGAGTCCGGACATTTTGAAACCCTGAAATGGGCATGGGAGAACGGATGTCCCCTCAGCAAATACACTTTCAACCTTGCCACACATGGAGGTCATCTTGAGATCATGATGTGGTTGAAGGAGAATGGATGTCCCTGGGACTACCTTACATTTTCTTATGCCGCAAGTGGAGGTAATCTTGAGATCGTGAAGTGGTTGAAGGAGAATGGATGCCCCTGGAATTCCTGGTCTTTTATAGGAGCTGCTGAGGAGGGGCATATTCATGTGATGAAGTGGTTGATTGAAAACGGATGTCCATATGACAACTGGGTTCCTGTAAGTGCTGTTCAAAAAGGTCAACTTGATGCTCTTAAATGGCTAAAGGAACAGGGTTTCAAGCTTACTTGCCACCTATGCGACGAAGCTGCCAAGAATGGGGATCTCAAGATCCTGAAATGGTTGAAGGAGAATGATTGTCCATGGCACGAAAGGACTTGTCTATATGCTGCCAGAGAGGGAGATCTCGAAACCCTGAAGTGGTTGAGGGAGAATGGTTGTCCATGGGACAGAGGGACAGTTGAAACTGCTGCATTGAGGGGTCACCTCGCGGTACTGAAATGGGCAGTGGAGAATGGATGTCATTGGGCTTGGTTGAGGTTGGATTATCTGGATCAGGACATTCGCGAATGGGTGGTGAAAAATGGATATCCTTATTCTTAGAAAAAATTGAATCTCAAAATAAAATATTTTGAAAATAAATGGATGTACTATTACCATGGGAGCTGTGGATGGTCATTCTAGATCGTCCCGAACTGGAAGGGTTGTCTGGAATCCTTCGAATGGTTTGCAAGGTATGGAGAGATTACCTTCGGGATCGGACTCAGACCTCCAAGTTTGAGACAATCAAAATGCCCAACCTCCTCAATTTCTCGATTTGCAAGCTCGGGTACAAGAGGGAATGGGTTTCTCCTCTCATCGCAAAGCATGGTTCGTTGGAGATGCTGCAACGGTGTCGTTGTCATCTTCATGATGAAACTGTCAACGAGGCTGCAAGGCGTGGAGATCTTATCATGCTGAGATGGTTAGTAGAGGACATGGGTTGCAGAGTGACCAGTGAAACATTTGCATCTGCTGCCTCGAATGGCAGTATAAGTTGTCTGGAGTTTTTGAACAGACAGGGTACATGTAGGATGACATCATCTGTCTACACCTCCGCAGCCCGTGCCGGGCATATCCATGTCTTGTACTGGGCTCGAAGAAACAGATGCCGTTGGAAAAGCGATCTTCTCTCAGCAGCAGCTGGGAATGGTCATCTCAACATTGTCATCTGGGCTCATGAGAATAGGTGCCCTTGGAGCGCAAGGGTTTGTCCGAGTGCAGCACGGGGGAACCATTTTGAAATCCTGAAGTGGTGTGTTCAGAACGGGGCACCCCTCAATGTACATACCACGTCCATTGCGGCTGCTGCCTCTGGGAATCTCGAAATGTTACTATGGGTCACTCAAGAACCACCCGACATTGCACTCGAGGAGGCGGCTAAGTATGGTCATCTGCACCTACTGGAGTTTTTCAAGCGACCACCTACAATGCAAATGACTCTGAACGCCATCCAGAACGGACATCTGGACGTTCTGGAATGGTGTTATCTTCAGGGTTTCAACTTGGAAGAGAAGCACTGTGAAGTTACCGCCTCCCATAACCAACTTGAGATCCTCAAGTGGCTTCGGGAAAAGGGTGCCCCTTGGGAGGACAGAACTCTTCAGCAGGCATTCCAGAGGGGTTTTTTTGAGTTGGTTAAATGGGCAGCTGGGAATGGGTATCCCAGGTCCAAGTGCGCCATTCAGGATGCCATTTACAATGGACGCTTTGACATGATCAAATGGGTCATTGACAATGATTTCCCCAGACCGGATCATATTTACCCGCCCATTGGCCTTCCAATACTTTCCAAATGGCTCCGGGAACAAGGCTTTACATACAGGTAGTGTGAGACAAATTTATACATAATATGATATATAATACATGTAGTGTGAGACAAATTTATACATAATACTGAACAGTTATATGTTATAATACATATAATTTCAAGAATTCTATTTCCTGAAATTGAATTTAATATGTTTGAATAATTTATTAAAACAAAATGGCAGGCTTTTTGAACAAGTATATCAAGGAGGGTAAAATTTTTAGCCCAATGAAAGAATTTGATCTTACTAAATCACAGAAACTGTTCCAACGTTTCGCCAAAAAATTCTGTGGCGGGTATTCTAACATTTCTGGTTACAATAATTGGGTCACTAACATTCTTCCAGGACAGGTGGAGAAACGTTCTTTTGTTTCTCCAGACGGCGTGAAGGTTATCTTCAAAGATGTTTATCTTCATTCGCCAAAGAAAGTGATCAACGGGAAAGAGGAGTTGATCTATCCTCAATTTTGCCGGATGAGGAAGTACCCATACGCTGGACGTCTCCAGGTGACGGTGGTGACCATCAAACCAGATGGAACCACTAAGACTATGGAGAACATAACTCTGGGGTATATCCCAATTATGTTAGGGAGTGTCAAGTGTAATCTATATGGAAAGACTATAGAAGAGATGGTTGAACTTGGGGAAGATATTTCTGATCCATTTGGTTATTTTATCATTTCAAGTGAGAGAACCGTCATCAATATCGACAAGACAAGTACCAACATACCTGTGATCACCCAGATCAAAAAACAACCAAAACATTCAATTATTTTTACATATACTGTTCGGAAAAGGATCATTCTTCATATGGGAAGAAAATGGAACAGTATTATGATTGATGATCCAGTTGATGATAACTCACTCAAAGAAGAAGGTTACGAGAAAAAGAAACTTCCCATCTTCCTTGTTTATTATCTTCTCCAAGGTATTGGTCCAAAAGAGATCATCGAGAAGTATATCCTACCATTCTTCAACGAGGAACTCCATGGAAGAGTCAAGAATGCCTTGACTGAAACAACAACAGAGTTCAAAAGTATTGAAAATCCGTTCAAATATGTCTATACTCTTCGAAACCAAAAACATGGTTCTATTTATGTAGACGAGGTGAATCAAGAGTTGAAAGAAAGTATGGAAAGAGAATTGTTTGTGAAGGTATTCGATGAGATTGATGAGATTGAGAAAAGAATTGAAGCTAAGCTAACTTCCCTGTCAGCTATTGTAGCCAAGTACATCATGTTTATGATTGGAGAGATTGATCCGGATGATGTTAACTCATGGGCCGCGAAGAGATTTGAAAGCCCAGGTGTCTCGATCGAGATACTCTTTGAAACAATTTTTGACCAGGTTCTCAAGAAGTGTCGAGGGACACAAAGTGTGGCAGGGGTGGTTGACTATTCCGCTTTTGGTCTAAAACTACGCACCAAAAGCGAGGGGATCTTCAGGAATAATTTTGACCCTAGTTTTAAGACGGATGACTGGGGTGTTCAAGGGACCAAATTCAAGAGAGAAAATCACACTGAAACCACTCTTCGTGACACGCCACTTCAGCTCTGGTCTCAGATAGATAAGAACAATGTCAATAGTGCTTCCACCCGAGGGACTAACATTGGTCCTCGCGAAATCCAACCTTCTCAACAGGACCATCATTGCATTATCGAGACTCCAGAAAGCGAACAGATTGGTTATGTAAAACACAATGCCATCACAAATATTTTCTCACTCTCACGAGAGAAAAGTGAGATCATCGAAATGATTAAAGACTATTGTGGAGGTTACATTCCTGGAAAAAATGATATTCTAATCACATTGAATGGTCTCTCATTTGTTGCAAATGGGGTCATTGCCTATGGGAATAACTCCACTGAGAGTCGGTTGATTGACCTCCGCCGAAAAGGAAAACTTCCTTTTGATGTTGAAATTTGCCGGATGGCTGAGTTCAAGATTATTGATATTCAATGTAGTCCATCCCGGCCGATGGCACCATACCTCATTGTTAACAAGGACAGTTATCAACTTGTGATTGATGAGATGGGTGGGTGGAATTGGAAGATTGAGAAGCTCCTCCGAACCAGCTGTGTTGAGTTTTTGGGACCTCGTGAAGCGGAAAAGGAAGAGAATACCATTTCAGTTTCCACTGAAAATTTCTACAAGACACAGAAACTGATCAAGGAATCCTCGGTGGTGATGAGTGAGTACTACAAAAACATTTACGGGTATAGTCACTGTAAACTTGATCCAATTCAGGCCTTGTCTATCTCAAGTAGTATCTGTCCTTACTCAAACCATCAGATTACCCCGCGATCAATCTTTCAGGCTGGTATGGCCAAGCAGGCTTTGGCATTTTACAACATCAACTATCACCTTCGATACCCAGCGTCTTTTAAGCGTCTCTATAAGGGGTCTCGACCTCTCACTGAAACGATGACCTATAGTATCCCATCGCTGGATCTCTTTCCATCTGGTCAGACTGCAATTGTAGCTTTTTATGCCACTGCTGACAATCAGGAGGACGCTGTTGTAGTTTCAGAAGATTATCTTAAGGCACGTAACCTGAACTATATCACCTATAAGGTGATCAAATATGCTCAACCAGCCCAGATTGCTGGAGCAATGGAAAAGTTCCAACGCCCACCAGTGAGACGGGATGAGGATCCTGGAATCTACAAGAATATCGGGGATGATGGTTTCCCCAAGATTGATTCTTATATCAGGAGAGGTGACTGTGTGATTGGAAAAATTCTCATGAAAAAGGATGGGACGATCAATAATTCTATCTATGCCCAGATGGACGAAGAGGGTTATGTTGAAGCAATTGAGATAAACCGGGAGGGTGACGGGCAACAGATCCTGGTCAAAATTCGTCTTCGACGTCTCCGACCTTACCAAGCTGGGGACAAAATGGCTCTCCGTTATGCCCAGAAGGGAACCATTGGACGGGTGGCAAAAAGAGATGAACTACTCCGGGTAGCCACCGGACCTAATAAGGGAATTGTTCCAGACATTGTCTTTAACGAACACGGGTTCCCTTCTCGTCAAACGGTTGGCCTCCCAATTGAGTTGGTTGAAAACAAAGCAGTTATCTACGAAGGGGTAAGAGCTAATGTATCTGCATTTTATGATCATGAAAAGGATCGTGAGAAGCATCAGAAAATATTGATAGAAAACGGTCTTGATCCGAATGGTTATGAAGAAATGGAGACAAGTTCAGGAAGACGGGTTGGAAAAATTGCCATGGGACCCCTTTATGAACAGGCCCTTCGTCATCATGTGATGGACAAGATTCAAATGCGTGACACTGGAAACAAGAATCTTTACACCCATCAACCTTTGGGTGGAAGGACGACTGGTTCTGGAATCCGAGTGGGTGAAATGGAAAAAGATTCATTCATTGCCCATGGGTCAAAATCAGTTCAGGTGGAACGAATGATGAAGAGTAGTGATGAATACCGTGTGGTGGTTTGTCAAAGTTGTGGATCCATTATTAATAAGAAAATATGCAGCAGTTGTGATGATAGTGATCCAGGGGTGATTTATATTCCCTATACGTTCAAGTTGTTGATTCAACTTCTGAATGGGGTTGGGATCAATATCAAGATCCGTACCAAGAAAAAGTAAAATTGATTCATATAAGTACATTTTACAGTAAAATGTACTATTCTAAAGAAGAAAAAGAACGAAGGAGGGAGTTCTGGAAAAGTTATGAAGTTGAACATAAGAAACGGATCAGAGAATTATGGGATAAAAACAATAATCTTTCTGAGATAGTTACCTGGGATATTATTGAAGAGAATCCTGATATTGATTGGAATTTTGGATCCTTTTCAATAAATGAGAACATTCCCTGGGAGGTAATAGTGAAGAATCTAGATAAGAATTGGCATTGGGATAAGTTGTCAAGAAGAATTCCCTACAAGATCATCAAGAAAAATCCTGATCATCCTTGGTTGTATGGGATTGTTTCGTTGAATCCAACATTGACAATTGAAGATGTCAAAGAAGATCTTGAGAAACCATGGTCATGGCACAACATTTCCCAAAACTATAATCTTGTCAAGAATTGGGAAAACTATCGCAGAAACAAGGACTTCCCCTGGGATTTGACGCGTCTTATTCAAAATCCGGCTATCATTCCAGCAGAGGCCATGTCAAAAAATCCGGAACTCTTCGAAAATAACGATCGACGGGTGTGGAGTAGTATGTCATGGAATCGAAATTTGACCTGGGATGATGTCAAGGATAGGTTGAATAAACCTTGGGCCTGGGAAGGAATTTCAGAGAATGGAAAAGTGATCACATCTTTCGAAATGATGCGTGATCTAGCAAAGGTTTACCCGATCTGTATTGAAACTTATTCCCAAAATTCCTCACTAACATGGGAGAATGTTTTTAATAATATCATGGTCGACTGGGATATGGAAGGTCTTTCTTCGAATGAAAGTGTGGTTACTTTTGAGATAATCAAGGAAAGAAAAAATTTAAGAAAGGGTAAAGAATGGGATTGGTATTTTCTCTCCTTGAACCGGAAAGTAGCCACTGAGAAAAACGTTCTAGAGAATCCGGAAATGCCATGGAATTTTTCGGCTCTTTCTGGAAATGAGGAAGCTGTCTCATGGGAACTTGTTAGGGAACATGCGGACAAAGACTGGGATTGGATAACAGTTAATCGAATTCTACAGGAGAAATTGATTGTTAAGATGATGAGAAGGAACATGGCTGCTTATAGAATTCAGTGGCATTGGAGAAATTATCTTGAAAATCCAAATCATAGTCATGGTTATACTTATACCAAAGCAAAACTCTTTGATCCCCTTGTCGAAGGAATGTGATACTATCTATATATTATCTAATATATAGTCAGTTAGGTTCGGCGGCGTTTTTCATTCTTAATGACATGGTAATTACTACCATCAAATGAAATCCTTGACAAATCAATCTCCATTCCAACTCTCTCACAAATCAGATCAAACAGGGTATGTGCTACATTCTCCTTACTTTCCAGAAGATACTGAAATGTTCCATTGTAGAAATTTACAGCTGATGAGTGTTTGATAATTGTCTTAGCTGTTGGAATATGCTCCCCGAAAGAGAGACGCTTTCTCAAACCATCATTCTCATGATAATAGAACTTGGTCTTCCACCAACACAGTGGAATGAAAGTGAGGGGTGGACGAATGGAGGCGCGGTATCCACCCTCTTCTACTGCTTCATAACAAGCATACATTGGCTCAACAAATCCTTGGGTGAGTGGTTTTCCAAAAGTACCCTTGACTCGTTTAGCCATTTCCTTCATTAGTGGATGGCCCTTCTCGGCATAGATCGTACTATTGCTGAAATCAGCACCTTTCCTCTTTACAATCCTGGATCCAGTTCGTTTAATCGGGAGGGAGCAGAGAATCACTCCCTGATCCTTCTCTTCCAATTCTGGGAGTTTGTTGAGGCAGTAAGCGTCAGTGTCAAACCACCACCCACCTTGCTTATAGAGTAGAAGAGCCCTGAAAAGATCAGAGAAATGGGCAATATTTACTTCTTTTCTCATCACTTCCCCTTTACCTGGACGGTGAAGTGTCACTGGTCGAGAGAGAAACTCCTTTTCAGAGATGATTTCTCGAGCATCCATCCATTTGAAATTGGGATGCTCGATCTCATTTAGAACTGTTTGGTAACTCCAAAAATGAACAGTATATCCATGAGCCAGGAAGCTTCTAATTGAGAGGACTCGGAGTTGACACAATTCAATTTCACCGTTCACACTTGTGTTAAGATCATACCAAAACTGATTAATCACAGACATTTACCCTGATATAGATAAAATTAGGATTCAATTTTATTTTGGAATGGTGATCTATTTATCGATGAGTATGTAAAAATAATATATTATTTTTAAACCAAATCTCGTCTCAGGCTTCTTTTCTCATACATCCGTTTAACATATTTTTGTTTGGGTTGTCTGACGCAACACCAACATCCGTTGGGATACCGTTTGTAACGATTTCCTCCGTCTTTGTTAGAATGTCTTGGTCCCCTAAAACCACCGGCGCATCTGTATCCTCCTGGTCCTCCCCCACCTCCAGTATGAGACGCCTTCCATTTTTTCTTAACTAGAGTGCTTTCATATTTATTCATTTTATTTTAAAAGAATCTCTTTCTCTTTTGCTTCTTCTTTTTCTTCCTTTCCAATGCTTCTTCTTCTGCTTTCCTCATTTCTCTCAACTTGGAGAGAGGGATCCGTTCCCGGTATTCGGGTGGATCTTCGTAGACTGATGTTTTTGTACTGCAGTTTCCCATTTTTTACAGGTTGAATTCATTTGTTTAAAATGTGTTTCTCCCATTCCTTAGCCCCTTCAAGGGTATAAACCATATTGTATGTATGAGGATTTTTCTTACTATCCAAGTAGAAATGAACTCGGATATTCTCCTCATCATATGCCGAACCACCATGGATTAGATCCCCACGGAAAACTAGAATATCTCCCGCCTTGAGGGGAACAGTTTTTCGAGGAATATCTTCCCTAATCGCGCCTGGAATAATCCAATTTATGGCACCATCCCAAATATCAATTTTCGAATCCTCCACTGAACAAACAATTGCTAGAGGAATTTCATCCCAGTCCTCCAGGACAATTGTCTCGGCCAGTTTCTTTCCAGGGAGATTGTCAGAATGGGCTAATTGTCTTTGACAACCCGGAAGAGATTTCAAAATAACCCGACTAGTAGCATGACGAGATTTCATATGATGTGCCAGTTTATCTTCAACTTCCTTGATGAAATCTGAGATTATATTACCAGTGTTTTTGAGACAAGCTTGACGACGTTTCATATCATTTCCCTTCTCGGAATTCTTGTTGAAAATAGCCCCACTCCCCCTGGAAAGGCTTTGTCGACGGAGTTCAGAGAGTAGTTTTTCAGAGGATGTGAACCCTCCTTTGATAATTTCATAACCATTAACGTTAAGTTCTGGTGGATTGATCTTTCTTCTTTTTGAACTCATTTTAGTTAAAATAATATCATAAACAAAAATGGAGGTGGATAAACCCCCTGGTCCTGTTAAGATGGAAGTCGAAAAATTAAAACCACAAGAAATTATCAATGGTTTGTTGAAAAGAATTGAGCATCTCGAGGAAGAGTTGAAAACTGCTTATGAATATATTAATCATCTCACCTCTGGTTAACCAAATTGAAAATAAGAAGAATGGAACCGTTTTTGAGAAGATTAAGGAAATCGATCCGATTTGTTTCAAAAAATTCCGAACGAATGGAAAAAGAGACAACTGTTGAATTCAAGTGAGTTCTGTATCCCATTCCCCTTTTACAGAATGGTTGATTACTTTAGGATACCATAAGTTGTGTAATATCCAATATACGCCTTTGTTATGAATGATAAATAAGTGTAAAACTTCTCATAACTCACATAGTCAAACCCCTGTTTTCCAACACCGCCCACATAAAGAGACATCAGCATCGCCAGAAAAAGTGAGAAAATACCCATTCCAATTAAGGTATTTTTAGCCCATTCCGGATATTCACCGGTGAGGTGTTTTATATCCTGGGTATCTTCATCTCCTACAATAAGTGTATTGTAGAGAACTGCAAAAAGAACCGCAATCATGGCATACATAAAAACAAGACCAATTGTTTTATCCGTCAAACTCCGACTTCTTTCGATTAACAAACCCATCCCCATCATAACCACTGAAAGTGTAACACCCAGGATAATAGCATTTAGATCATGAACACTCGCAAAAAGAAGAAGAATGAAATAGATGATCCCATAAGTGATAGCATATTCCAACCACCTATAACGATTACTTCCCTTTTTAATTTCAGTCATATAAGCTTTAGAATAGAGACCATTTGTATAATAGAAGAGATGGAAAAAACCTGCCACGCAGAACATAACCACGAGGAGAATCTGAATCGTTTGGGTTGGAATATCCACTTCTTTCTCGGCTTCCAATTGAAGATCCGACATATCAGCTGTGATTCCGGTGATCTTGTAACGATAGATGTCTGTTTTGATACTGATTTGATTCCGATGAAGATAGAACAGAATGGCCAAAACCAAGGCGCTGATAATATGAAGATATCCAAAAAAGAGGTTGGTCTTCCCTAAGTTCATTTTTATTGGTATCAATAAAAATTGCAACCAAACTATCAATACAAATTAGTTTTTTCAGTGGATTTAAAATGGGATGGTTTGGTGAGAAGAAGATAGGGATCCTTGATCCAGAAGGATTACAAAAGAACCCCCTTACTGGTAAAAGGGGTTATAGTGATACATATAAATATTGGAGCATTGAGGGGGAAAACCCATGGAGTAAATACCCAGTATATCTTTCGGGGGCTGAGCGTTTGATTAATATTATCAGAGAGAATCGAGTGATGATTTTTGAAAGCGGAACCGGTTCAGGTAAAACAGTTCTTATTCCCAAATTTACACTTCATGCACTGGGTTACAAGGGAAAAGTAATTGTGACCGTTCCAAAACAAAAATTGGCCTCAGGTCATGCCCGGAGAGATGCAGACTGGATGGATGTTACTCTGGGTGAAGAAGTCGGATTTCGCCACCGTTTCGCGCAGTTAACAGAGGAAGAGGCTGAGAAAAAAGGAAATGCCAAGCCTTTCTCACCCAATACAAAATTACTTTTTGCAACTGGCGGGACACTTGTTCAGATGTTGAATGAGGAACCGTCACTTAGAGAGTATTCGGCTGTCATTATTGACGAGGCTCATGAACGTGGGGTTGATATTGACGAAACATTACTTTACATGAGGCAGGCTCTTCGTCTCAATACCAAACTCAAACTAATCATTATGTCCGCCACACTCCCAAATCGTGACCTCTTTTTAAACTATTTTAGGGAGTTTGATCCCTACCATGAGACACTTTCTGGTGTGAGTAACTATCCAGTCGAAATTTTTGATTCCGATGAAGATTTTTTGAAAAAGAAGGATGTTGTTCAGGAGTCAGTTCGGATACTTTTTGAGGAAATTATTCCAAGAGGGGATGATGATGGGGTGCTCATTTTTGTGAACAGTGATGGAATGGGGAAAGAAATCAGGGACGAAATCATAGCTAGGGATCCAAGTATTTTCACCGGAATTTTGACTAAAGATACTAAACAATATGATCTTGATCTGATGAAAGAATCTGATATATATCTTGAACATGATGAACCCGGGACGGGAAGAAAGATTCCTGAAGAGGGATGGTCCCGTAAAGTGATCATGGCCACTAATGTGGCTGAATCTTCCGTGACATTAAAGGGATTGAGTTATGTAATTGATAATGGGATGGAAATTAAGAGTGATTTTGATGGGGATAGACAAAAAGAAATTCTGCGAACCCAGATAATTACCAAAGCCCAGGCAACTCAAAGAGCCGGGCGTGTTGGTCGTGAGGGACCAGGGATATGTTATCGACTTTATACCCGGGATACATTTGAGGAAATGGAGGACTCCCAAGAAGTTTCAATCATGCGTGAGGATATGACCAATAATTTTATTCAATATTTGACCAGTCCAAAGATCAAGGATCTCCTGGGTTTGCTTAGATTTGTAGGAGATTTGATTGAACATCCCAGTAAGGATAATACAGTTGCGGCGATTAGAAATCTGCTCGCCCTAAATATTGTTACCCATTTTGATGAAAGTGGTTCAGGGACCCTCACCGCAGAAGGAAAAATAATAGCGACGGTGAAAAGGGAAGGAAAATTGGATGACATCTATATCACCAGGGCTATTTTGTTGGGACGCTATTTCAGATGTGAAGAGATTCTTTTCATTATTGCTGCTATTGTGACGAGTATTAAAGGTGGAATCAACGACTTTTTCCTGGGAACACAGGGTAGGTCATGGAATGAACGCCGTGAAGAATCCATCAAATATTTCCAACATCCCTACGGTGATCTTTTTTCACTTTACAAAATTATCGTAAAATATAATAGCGTGGTACAGAGAAAAACTAAGTCAGAGATTAGTAAGTGGTGCAAAAACAATTTTCTAAAGGAGGGTGTTTTGAAGAGAATCCTTGAAAAATCAATTGAGATTAACACCAACAGGGGGGTTAGACGAGCCTTGGATAAGGTCGAGCAGATGAGTCATGAATACAATTTTAAGAACTGTGAGGAAGCGGCACTCTTTTCACTTCTGAAGGGATATTTTCCGCATCTTTGTCGGAGGGAAGCTAAGTCCGAAAAGTACAGAAATTTCTACCCTAAAATACCCACCACAGCTAGTTTCGATTCCCAAAAATCAAATTCTTATCTTTCTAAACCATATACAGCTCCATCAAAATTACCCACATATATGTTCTATGTTAAGAATTTTGGAATGGATAAACGAACTACATTTGTATTATGCAATGCCGTTTCGAGAGATATGGTTAGGTTGCTTCAGCCAAGAGAATTAAACACCCTAACCGGTCTCCGCATCTAATTTCTACATATTATATATACTTAGATATAATATATACTTAGATATAATATATACTTAGATATAATATATACTTAGATAGCCGGTACGGCTCCGGGACGATTTAGAAAGGCTCTCCTGATCCTAGATGAACCCCTCGGTATCTCCATTATCTCTATCTTGGTATCTGGCCCAAACTCCACTTTCCTGTCTCGAAGTGAGTAGAGAGCGAACACAAAATAAACTAATAGGATAAAAAGTGCCACGCTAGTGAAAATATAAATACTGTTTTCTTCCACC